GTTAATATGTGAGTAGGCATCTCAATAACATAATTTGATTGGTCTTTAAGACCTGCACTATCATACTTTTTTAATTCGCCTATCAACCATTCTACTGCTGTTTGTTTCATAATCTTATTTGTTTTTAAAATGTTAAATAAAGTTACTAATTAATAATTGCATTGTAAATAAACCTGCCCATAATAAAAGAGCCAATCCGAAATTCTTTAATGTTTGTTTCATAATATTTGTTTTTTTGTTTTTAATTATAGGGCAAATATATAAATGTATTTTGAATAAAAAACTATCATTTAAAATTTTAACATAATTTTATGATATAAAAAAACCCTGCATAATAAATACAGGGCTTTTAGAAACAAAGAAAAACAAGAAACTTTACAAAGTGTTTACTTTTTCGGTATAATAATTTATTAATTCCACCAAATCTATATCAGCAAATTTAACTATTTGCTTTGATTTAATTTGTAATTGTTCTGATAATTTATCACCAAGATATTGACTAAATTTATATTGTTCACCGGATCGTGAAATATTGCACCCGTAACATTGTACACCTACATTTTGTTCATCCCACCTGGTTGAGTAATGTGATCGTGATTGAAAATGACCGCATTGAAGTTTTTTATAATGATCTTTTTTACCACAGGTTACACAGGTTGCTATATCATTAATAGCATCTTTACGCCTAATGTATTGGCTGAATATTGTATCCAATTTTGTAACTAATGATTTTCGTGTTGGCTTTTTCATTTGTCAAATGTAAACATATGATATTAACATTTTTGTTAAAAAAAATATTTTAAATATTGCAATATTGTAAAAAAAAACTTGTAAATTTGCCATCTACTTTTTTAAAATATATTAAAAATAACAAAAAAAATAAACAAAAAAAGTTTAAATAAATAACAAAAAAAGCAAAGTGTTTTGCGGATTGCTATGCTTTTATCTACCCTGACCTTTATAGGTCTTTTTATAGTTCTTTGAGGATTTTAATTTTGAACTTTTACTTTTTGAGTGAATATTTGGTCTACTTATTTTTTTATCCTCCTTTACAAGAACAATCTTTTGCTTCGCCATATTAAATATATAATTATTATTCCCAAAATAAACCACAAATAAATAAAGTAATTAGCTTTTTTATCTATTTGTTTTTCCTTTATATTTTCTTTACTTGATGTTTTTACTTTAATATCCGTTTTAACTCGTTTTAACGTGTTTTGTGATACTTTTATCTTATTGTTATATGAACTATTACCTTTAGTTTTTTTATAGCTTAAAACAACGTTTTTATATGTTTTACCTTCTACAATAAATTCTTTTAAACTATCCAAGGGTTTAATTATAATTTCATCAATATTAATAATAGTTTTAATATTCGTTTCCGAAATAGAATCTTTAACCTTATTTTCAGTTAAATCTATTTTTGTTTCAATTAAACTATCTTTTTTTATTTCCGTTGTTTTTATATCAACTTTACGTGAGGCACAAGATATAAAAAATGCACCACATATGATATTAAGAAAAATAAACTTTGCTTTCATATAATCTTCTTCTTGTTAAACCTGCTACTTCTTTTTTATTTACTTTATTCCACTTTAAAAATTCTAATTCAATAGATTTATCATTGTGGTTAATGTTTACTTTTTTTAATAATGTGCTATTAGTAAAAGCAGCTATTCCAATATTATATGCTAATGAAACTAAAGCATTAAATTGATTTTGATTTAAAGGGCTTGTAACTAATTTAGAAACTTTACTTGCGAATTTATCAGCTATGTGTTTAAACATTTCAAACGCTTGTACTCTTGTAATTTGTTTATCTAATAAAGTTACTTTTGTACCATTTGTGTAATAGGTATTTCCGAATCCTATTGTAGGTACTTTTGCAGAACATAAATAAGGTTTAGCACTAAAACCTTCAAACTCCGTAATAAGTAAATAACCATTATTATTTAGTTTCATTATTTTTGTTTTTTTCCATTAAATACCATCTACGTAAAGTATAACCTGAAGCTAACATAAATGCTAAAACTTTCATTGTAGCATCTACGTTAGCAAAAGATATTGCAAAATACGTTCCTGTTAAAAGTGATAATTTCAAATCTAAAAAATATTGTTTCATTTTCTTAATCGTTCTACTATATTCGTAACTCCTTCAATTCCTATATAAGCTGTAGCAATAACAACCCAATCAGAAGAAGTTAATGTTTGATTAAATAAACCAATACAGGCGATAACGAAAACCGATAATTTTCTGCTTATTAATTTATTTAAAATAACATCAAATTGTTGCCTACTCATTGTTACTTTCAGATATTGATGTTTCTTCTTTTTGTTCTTCAACTAATTTATTAAAAAACTGAATTAATTGAACGCCATATTTAGTTGGCATTTCCTGAATAAACAAGTTTAATTCTTTTAATTTTTCTTCACTTAAAATTAGCATAATATTATTTTAAAGTATTTGTAAAAACTATATCAGAATTTAATGCCTTTAATTTAGCAATATAATTATCAGTTAATTCGATTAAAATATTTCCGTTAAAATCAGTATCTTCTTGTAGATTTTCCATAAGTATATTTTTTGCTTCATCATAAACAAATGATTTCACATATCCTTGTGGAACTTGTGTATCATCTATCAATTTTTGCATTAAAATAGCAGTATAATTAACTGAAAGTAATTCAACTTTTTTAGATGTTTGAGTATCTTCTGAAAGATTTAAAAAAGATTTTTTGTTTAATTGTATCATTTTATTTATTTATTTAATTGTTTATTTATTATACACTTGTTATTGTTTGCCACGCTGAAGCACCTCTTACACATAATTTATTTAAAGTAGTATCATAAATTACTAAACCTGCGGCAGGTGATACTATTGCATTTTTTTGTGTTGTTGTCATTCTTGGAAATAAAATACCTTTTGTAGTAGATTGAACATCTAATTTTGCGGAAGCGTCAGGAGTAACTCCGCCTACAGTCAGACCTTGAACATCAATTCTCACACTATTTACATCAACATATATGGGTGAATTGCCCATACCCGACATATTTTTTACAGGTATGCTTCCCGGAGATAAATTGCCATATAATAATTCTTGTCCTGCAAAACTAATAGTATAAAATGCAGGATTCATTTGTAAAGGTCCAAATTGGTAATCATACGAAGCGGGATTATAAGATGCTAAATAACCACCTGAAGCACATTGCAAACCCTCTTGTGATGCACCACCACCATCAATTTTTATCTGAAAACTTTGTGTAGTATCTCTTACTTCTAATTTAGCAGAAGGAGTAGGCGTACCAATACCAACTTGTGTTAAACTTAGTGTCAAAGCACTTCCATTACCCATACCATCAGTGACTTGTAATGCAGTTGCACTTAAAGGTGTGTTAATTGTATTTCCTATATTTAAGAATCCTTTGTAATTTGTGCCTATATTAGCACCTAATAAATTTGCCATTTTTTATATTTTTATTTAATTAATTATCCCCAATTATCTGTTGTAGATTCGCCCCAATTATTTGTTGTAGCTGTACCCCATAAACTCGCTATATATCCTATAATATCTGTTTCTGATGCGTAACTACTATAATAAGATTTACCCCAATTTATAGCGTTATTAACAGCACCTTTACCCCAATTTATTGTGTTGTTAATTGCACCTTTCCCCCAACCTATGTTATTTGCCATTTTTCAATTTATTTAAAAAGATTTCTAATTTCTTTACATTAGTTTCTTTTGGTTTGTATGTTTCTTTTATAGTACCCATCCTGTAAAATTTGCATTGTTATCCGGATACATATCACTATTATTGTTTGCATTATATTCAGGAAATAAAACCTGATTGTAACACATATAATCTATAAATCTATTTGTATAACTTTGTGCTGTATCACGTGCTTTTTCAACCAAATAATCTATTTCTGTTTTATCAACTACTGTACTATTTTCAGAATTATGTTTAAATACACCTTTTTCGCTTATTTTAATAGATGCATAGGGCAAATATTCCACCATAGTCCAATGTACTACCATCATTTTAATATAATCACTTAAAAGCGTTGTATATGGACTTGCTAGGTTACCTGCTACAATTCCATCGTTAATTTTATTATATAGTTTTGTACCTAAATAGTTTTGAATATGAATCTGTTGTGCCTGGAATATGTATTGTGTGTAACTATCCGGATCAACATTACCATTTACAATAGTATGTTTAACTAAATCGTTTGTTGTTATAAATAGTGCTTTTGCCATTTTTTATCCTTTATAATTTGGGTGATGTCCTCTATTTGGCATATCTATTGGTGCTATTTGTGCTTCATTCCATCCACCTGGGTTTGGATTGTAACCTGCAATAGAATCTACCTGTTCACTTGAACTTAATGCTTTATCTACATAGGGCGTTCCATCTGTTTTTGTTTTTAATCTATAAAGATTTTCGTTCCATATATGCCCACAATTAACTCCGCCTTTATATTTGAAAAGTGAGTAGTTTTGACCATTATGACCGAATTCGATATTTACTCCTTGAAAACTTGCCTGGTCTATATCTTCTTTTCTATAAACAACACCATTAGCAGTTCTTTTCATCATTTTTTTACAAAAATCACGTGAATTACCACTTGAATATTTTTCAGCATATTCATAGCGTACTTTATAATTTTTTTTATCTAAATAACTTTCAGAACTTGGTTTTGATTTTATAAAATCAGCTAATTTTTGTGATAAATTTTTTTTATTTTTTATTTTAGAATTTGCCCATTCTTCAATAGAAATATTTGAATCTGAATATTCTCTTTTATCAACTAATTCCCATTCTTCATTAATAGATTCGCCATTTAATAAATCAAGCATATTATCGCCTTCTTCATCTGTAAATTCTTTAGAACTTAAACAAGTATGTTCTGACATTTTAACACCTGTTTCTTCTTCCATTGTTTCGTTGTTCATACCTGAAACATCAACGAATTCTAAAGGTTGTATTGTTTTAAAATATAATTTTAATGATATATTATTAATAGCCAATATTTCATCAATAGCATCGATTATTTCTAATTGATATGGTTTAATAACTATATTATCAAATAATAATGTTGCAGTTTTAATTTCATCTGCATTGTTACCTAAACCACCATCACCGGACCTAATTCCTAATAACATTGGTGAAGTAACTCGATGCCCTACAATTAATTTATCAAAACATTCTTTACTTAAATATTCGTAATGTGCAGGAGCATCGTTTAATGGTAAATCTTCAACAGTAGTTTTACTTTCAGCATTAGCATTAAAAGCTATAATAACTTTTTCACCCCTTGCACCTGTTAATTTATTCATCACATCACGCTTCATTTTATCACGCATTTCTTCCGAGGGTACACCATTATTAAAATTAATAACCTTTGTACCACTGAATCCGTTTTCAACATCGTTAATCTGATAATCACCGATTTTTTCTTCTAATAAAGCATAAGGTAAAGAACCTGAATAATCTATAGGGCTATAATAATCAAAACCAGACACATATGGTTTAATTACATAAATTTCTACCTCATTACCATTACCAAAACCAAAAGCAGGAATACGTTTAATTTCCTCGCCTGGCTTTTTATTCATCCAATCATAATGATAGTAATATGCCTCAATTTGTCCTTTATCATTACATTTTTCAGCACGTAGGGTTTGCATTGGAAAATGAAGAACCTGTTTTACCTGTTTCTTTTCCATTACAATTTGCATAGCAGCCATTCCTAACAATTTACGTTCTAAAGCAATTTTACGTAAATCAGAATCTTTAACAATAGATTTCATTTGTGCATATTCATTTGGCTTTTTGTTAGAATCCAACGCATCTAAACCTTTACCATAAATCATATTTGCCACACCGGTAATAATCGCTCCATTTGTGGCACTATGCAAATATCTATCAATTAAATATTGAAAGTAATTATTATCACTTCCGTATTCAATATAATCACCTTTTTTGTTTTCTTTAATTAAAGGGCTTGTATAGGCACTTAAATTTAATATTGATATATTACTCATAAATTTTAAATTCGTTGTTTGTAACGTTTGCTACATATTGATTTTGATTAACTGTATATGTATCATTTGCCTGGTTTGTGCAAAAAATAATATCTTTGTAAACTATATCTGAACCATTTTTAATAGTTAAATTATAAAACGTATCTTCATCCAAATCAAAAATAGTTGTAGTTGTTAAATAATAACTTGACAAAGTAAATGTGGCGGTTATTGTAGTTTCAACATTGGTAGTTTCATTTCGTAAAACAATAGTATTGGCACTCATTACCCTTGGTATAAATGTTAAAGTTTGTGCTGTGTTTTGTTTTCTTAAAATTATCATAAACTATTTTTATATATTAATAATTTATATTCAAAATTGTTTTAAAACAAAAAAGGATGCTAAATAAATAGCACCCCTTTTAAAAAAAACAAATAATAATATTATGCTACAGTACCCTCAACAATAGAGGCTAAAATTCCTGTAGTTAATGGTCCTGTTACAAAGTTTGCAGGCACCGGTTCCATTCCTTGAAATTCCATAGAATAACCAGACAAATCACCCATAGCGGCACCTGTAGAAATAGTTGAAGTAACTAAATCCATACCTTTAGTCAAACCTGCCATAAAAAAGTTTCCATTGTTATCTTCAATAATAACCTGTGGACGTCCATAAGATAATAATTTTAACTGCTTGTGATCTGCAATAGTTAATTTCTTAATGCTTAAAGTTAATTTTTGATCCACAAATGTAGTTCCGTTTTCTCTTGATGAGGTTAAGGTTTGTTCAAATGTTGAAGTCCCCTTTAATTCATATTTGTAACCAACAGGAGTGCCACCTAAAGCAGTGATAACATCCTCTTGTCCTGCAGTAGCAGAATACGTTACTGTTGTAGCATCACCCCAATTAATGAAGTATGCAGCTCTCAATCCACCGATGCTATTTTTGCATTGTTCGGCTCTTCCTAATGATATATCGCAAGGCATAAGTATATTTTTTAAAAGTTAAAAAAAAAGGGAAGGCATTTTACCTCCCCTTATTTATATAAACTAAATTAGTATTAGTTAGCAGCGTTTGTGATTCCGTAAGTTACTATATCTTCAACAATAGCGTATTGTACACCTGCAGTAAATCTCATAATTATTCTTACGTTTTGTGAACCATCCATATCAGCCATATCAATAACTCTTACTTCATTTTGGTCAGATAATAAACCTGTTCCAAAGAATAAGTTAGATTTTTCAGCAGCAATCATAATGTTAGAGGCTAATCCGTTTGCAACAAAGATTTTAACACCATCAAAAGATAATGAACCATTGTTATACCATTGTGTACCTTGTGTATTAGCACCATTAGCACCTAAACCAGAAGCTCCAAATCCTCCTAATGCTCTAACGTATGCTCTAGCAACGTTTTGAGAAACATAGATATATAAATCTTCTTTTCCGTAAAGTTTAGCAGGAATTGCATCTACAACCTTACCCATTTCCGTAATTACGTTAGCAGCAGTAACTGTTGTTCCGGCAACCTCTTGTGCAGCAGGTAAAGCAGCATCTAAAGTTAATAACCTTGTGAATCCGTTGAATTCACCTGCATTAGCAGTAACCCCAGCCCAAATGTTTTGTTCAACTTTTTCAGCAACTTTTGCAGAAACGTGTGCAATTAAGAAGTCAGCAAAAGAGGTAGGTAAAGAATCAAAAGAAGAGAATCCCATTTCCACACCCTGCCAAGTACTATGAAAGTCTTTTTTACAAAGTTGTAGGTTTACTTGAAATTCTTCTGCCAATAAAACTTTTTCGCTTAATGTTACAGTAGATGTAGCATCAAAATCACAGGTTGCATCTTTTACGATTGCATCTGTAGAAATTTTTTGGATAACAGATTTAAATTTTACATTTGGCAATACTTCAACTCCACCATTTGCAATAGTAGAACCTGATAATAATGCAGCAGAAATATATTTTCCTGCGAACTCACCTGCGTAGGTAGTTGTAATTGATGTTGTAGTTGGCATAGTTTTTTAATTAAAAAGTTTAGACATAACTCTATCTTGCGTAGTCATTTGTCGATTAGGTGAAAATTTATTTAGTTTTACTTGATTATTGGATTCAGGTGAGTGTGTTAATGGTTCAACAATAACATCTGAACTTAATTCCTGTTTTACTGATTTTAATTCAGCAATTTCTGTTCTTAATTTTTCAATTTCTGCAAAGAACATTTCTTTAGATACTGATTCTACAATTCTTTTTGGTGTAGCTGTTTCTGCTTGTGCCTCAACCTCTACTTCCACTTCTGCTTCAGGTGTTTCTTCAACTTCGGCAACAGGTTCTTTAATTTCAGCAATAACACCTTCAACTGCTACTACTAAAATCATACCATCTTCTAATTCGTATTCCCCAACCGGCACAGGAATTTTCTCCTCACCATTAACAATAAAAACAGCGTTGTCTACTTCAAAGGCATCTGCCTCTAAAATAGTAACTCCATCTTTAAGTTTCATTTGGGCAAGTTTTACTTCCATTCCCAAAATCGTTTTGATTTCATTAATTACATTCATATTTATAAGTATTTATTAGTTAAATTATTATTATTTATTTTTGTTATAAATTACCCATTAGAACTTACAATAGTTCTTGGTGTATTTATGTTTGTAACTGAACCTGTTTGTTGTCCTACTGTAGAACCTACACCCTGTTCCTGTAATTCACCCTGACAACATTCTGAATTATATTTTCCATCTTTACAAAGGCATCCACGTTTTCCACCTTTTGGTGAACTTGTTTTATTTCCCATAATTTTATTTATTAATTTCAGCATTACTTATTATTGATTTAATTTTTTCAATTAATTCTAATTCTTTTTCTTTTTGTAAAGACATTTCTAATTTATCTGAAAAATATCCCTCGATTGAAAATCCTTTAACCTTTCCTGTTTTTACAAAATCATTCCAAATTGCATCGTTGTTTACTTTCATACTTACCATCCAGGATCCAACGGGTGCATCTAAACCATATTTTTTTGATTTATCCATTTCTGTATCCTCAACAATCCAGGATTCCACAATACTTAAATCTTTTAATTCTTTTTCGTGTTCTAATGTTGCATTGTTTTGATTTGAATTCATCAAAAATAATTCGCTTGCCTTTCTAACTGTTTCATTTGAAAAGAAAATATAATATTCCTCCTCGCCATTTCTTCTGTAAATTTGCTTATTTGGAATTAAAGCAGCACCCATCAAAATACGTTTTTCATCATCAACTTTAGCAAGTGCTAATTGTTTATTTAATGAAATAAAATTTGATTCAATTGCCGGGAATTCTACTATTGATACAGCATCAACCCCTGAAAGTTTTTCGTTTTCGTCTATTATTAGTTCTATTATCTTCATATTATTAAAATAAATTAAATTTTGTTTTGTTTTTTAAACTTTTAATTTAAAGCGATTTTTATTTGATTTAAACGATTATAATTGTTTTTAATATACTATATTGTTTTTTTAAAGTTTTTTAATTTAACGAAAAATACCAATAAAATCAATGCTTTACAACGCAAGTTTTTATTTATAATTACATTAACCCATTGAGGCGTTATTAATGATATTTCTGTTTAATGCCTGTCCCGTTGTAACTGCACCTGCCACTACATATGCTTGTACAGGTTGCTGTTCCTGGTTACCTATTGATTGTGCTAATTGATTCGCACCACCTTGACCTACCACATTGAAACTTGGAGCTGCAGGTCCCGCACCCATACCCCCGCCACTTGGAGCACCGCCACCACCACCACCACTTGGCGTAGGTACAGATAAAATTGCCTGTACATTTTTCAAACCACCTGCGATAGCCAAACCTGCAGAAATATACGGATATGCCGGTCCAAGTATAGATATCGGATTTTTTTGTGCATTTAAGAAGGCTGCTTGTGCTGCAGCATAGGTGTTAATTGTTGTGGCTGCAACTGCCGCTACCTTACCTGCCGCAGTATCCTTACCTATTAAATCAGAAACATTACTTAATAATGCAGCCCCTCTTTGTGCTTGTTCAATTTTGGCCTGTGTTTTTAATTCCTCAATTTTTATTAAAGCCTCGGCATTGGCTTTATCTTCCGCATATTGTTTTTGTTGTGCGGTTAAATTTATATTATTTAAATTGTTTAAATGCTGTTTTTCTATTTCTTCTGTACTAACCCCAAACTGTTTAGCGTTGTTTAATTTAGCTTGATATGCCTCATTTTCTCTTTGTATTGCTAATTGTTGTTCTGTTAATAAAGCCTCTTCATTAGCTTTTTTGGCATCCCTTTCCGTTTTTTCCGCCTCCTCTAATTTATTTCTAAAAGCCTCTGCTTGTTTTATAGCCTCTTTATTGGCTTCATCCTTTATTTTTTGTAATCTGTCCGCCTCTTCTTTAGCTTTTTTCTCTTTTAATTCTTTTGCTTTTCTTTCGTTTTCCTGTTGTTTTTCTAATGCTTTTTTTCTATCTTCCTCACGCTTTTCCATTTCTTCTTTTTCCCTCTTTGTGAGTTCTTTTGAACCTTCTGAAAATCGTTTCATACTATCAGTGTAGGCGGTTTGTGTTTTTTTGAAACTTCCACCAACCTGGTCTATACCTGCAGTTATAGCATCCGCATCTAAGGTAAAAATACCTTTTAAAATTTTCATTACACCACCGCCCGATTCCTTTATAAAGGTAAAGTATGCCATCATAGCAGAATAAACCATTCCAATACCTTTTGTAACATATGGTAGTGCCTGTGTTGCTAAATCAACAAATGTATCAAACAAAGGTTCTACTGCACGAAATACACCCTGAAAGATTTTCTTTAAACCATCCAAAACAGGTTGTAGTTTTTTCATAGCACCTTCGTTTTCTGAAAATGCAGCAACCAATCCACCAAGTAAAGAAACAATTAAACCAATACCTGTAGCTTTTAATGCACCACCAAAACTTTGAGTAGCAACTTTAGCATTATTTAAACCTGCACCAAGCATTCCAAGAGGTCCACCCGCCTGTTCCAAACTATCTATCCAATCAGCAGAGGCGTTACGTGAGGATTTTATTTTATCCTCTAAATCATCAATCTGATTATATAGCACTTTAAATTCTTCTGAACCTGCAGCAGTATCACGTAACTGCCTTTTTAATGCTTTTAATTCAGATATTGAACCCTCTATATTTGATTTTATTTCTAAATTTACTACTTTATTTTCCATTGTCTTTTCAGTTGTTCAAATGCTTGTTTCCAAGAAGTTACTAATTTATATTTTCCTTTTGCTATTTCTATTACTTCACTTTGTCCGTAATGTTCGTGTAGTGATAATAATTCTAAAATGTTTTTTATCATATTGCTGTTTGTAAAATATTTATATATTCTGTTTTTTGCAAAACACCACCTATGTAATATTCAATTCCTATTCTATCAGTTCTATCTGCACCCGAATTTAAAGGTATTGTAACTGTTAGTGTAATATCGTTTAAATTATCTAATGTTGGTGTATATATTAAAAAGTTTTCCGCACCTTTTAAAGAAAAACTATCATAGTCATTTAAATAAATAACTTCCTCTATAACTTGTGCTGTTCTATCAACCTGCAATACATCATAACTTGCGTATCTATATCCTACAGAACTTGCAGCGTTTATTCCCCTATAGTCTGTAATTAATTCTAAATTAGCTTCACCCGTTGTTAAATCGGTAGTTATATTATTAATGATATACCTTTTATTTCTGATTATTAACCTATCATTTAAAGCTATACCTAATGATCTGCCCGAACCATTTGTAACGGATGAATTTAACAGGCTTGTGGGAAACAACGCTTTACATTTAATAACTCTTGTTTTGATGTTATATAAATTATCAATATAGTTTTTATAGTGCCTAAAATACAATCCCTTTGGTGCCAAAACATTATACCAGGGTGATTGTTCGTTTCCAAAGTTCATAGTCATTAAATATGAAAATGTAGCATCTGTTGGTAAACTATTATATTCGTTTGAAAATCTAATGTAATTATCTATGTGTGATGTTCCTGTTTCTGTTGTAACGTGTATTCTATTTGAACCACTTAAATTTGTAGGTAATTCGCCATTGTTATAAATTAACATTGGTTTGGGTGTATATGGTTTTAAATCTTTATCTATTAAAGTAGCAGTTTCAAAATTATATCCTACAGCCCTTTCAAATAAAACATTTTCAAATGGCAGTTTAATATCATAATTTGAACTTTCACTTGAATTGCTATTAGTATAAATTAAATCACCATATTCGGTATTATATAAACCCCTGTAGGCGTTGTTTAAAATATTATTACTTTTTTCATATTGGAAGTTTATTGCCTTAAACAATTTAGGGCGTTCAATATCCATTTCATCTGCATAAACATATTTTGTTATATCTAATATTTTACCGGCATTGTAATACATTTCTAAAGGTAGAAATTCAAATGTATTTACATCCTTAGGAATAATCATTAAATTAAATGCCTTAATAATACCTGTAATAAAATCATTAACAGTAATATCAGGTACATAATTTTTAATTGCAATATTTGAAACTACTGTTTGGCTTGGGCTTGTTGCTTGTACTAAAATTGTTTTTGCAAATACTACAATACCTTCGTATTTAACATAGGAGGTAAAACTTGATGATGTTTCTGAACTGAAATAAAATCTAAAATTATTTGTAGCAGGGTTATCAGCAAAAGAGGTATTTAAAATATTTAAAGTAGTGTTACCGCTTAAATTATCATATGTTGCAAATGGAAAATTATTATCCGTTACTGTTATTTTATAATTTGTTGATGTTGTGGTAATTACTAATTCAACATAATTTCTTCGTACAGGTGCTGTAGAAAAATCCCAAGTTGTAGATAATACATTTGTTGTTAAATCTAATAAAGCAGGTTGAGCCCCTGATTTAGCTGTAAAATCAATTAATAAAGGTTCTGATTTATATTGTAATACATCCGCATTTTTAAGGTATAAATATAATTTACTCCATTGATCTAAGCTAAAGAAACTACCTGTAAATGTTACTCCGTATTTAGTTTGTATAAATTCAAATACTTTCCATAAAGGTACAGCAGGAAATAACTCGTTCCATTGTATAGCACCGGCTGTTTGTGTAATATCTTCGTGTGATGCACCTGATTTATAATAAAATTTTCTACGTGAACCAATTAAAGGATAACTAACTAAATAACTCGTACTTGTAGGGTTTATTCTATTAATTATATTTGTTGAATTGTAAGTGTGATTTAAACTACTAAAATCTAAAGTGTTTAATTTATCATCTTTAAATTTATCTTTTAATTGTGTTAAATTTCCATAAAACGTAACTGTATAACTTTCAATAAATCCGTTCTTTTTATTTGCTTTTTCTAATTGGATATTTCCCTTCTTAAATAAAACTGAATTTACCTCAATATACGCATCATATCTTTTACGATGGTCGTAACCATTATCTATAGAACTTTCGTACCAATGTGATAGTATTTTGTTATTTCTTTTTGATGCGGGTATAGTAAAAGATTGAGAAAAGTCTGTATAGATTTTTCCTAAATCATTAAAATTGGAAACAGCACTTGTAACAGATATTTTTTCATCGTTAAATAATTCTAATCTTTTTGAAATTGTATCTGTATAAATATAAAGTGAAACTACATTCATTATATTACGTTGTTAATTAAATTATCTGAATATTCAAAATCAATAGTAAAGTTTATATTTTTATCTAATAAATTAGTTTTGTATTGTAACGATTGTGTTTTAATTGTTACAGGTTTAGTATCTAATAAAATAGTTTCACTTAACATTAATTCTTTTATAAATGTATTATATCCTTCTGTAACCCAACCTGTATTTAAAGTAACGCTTTGCTTTCCGTTTATGTTAAATGATTTAGTTTTGCCTTCGTGTGGATTGTAAAATATCGCAGAAGGCATTAAATTATATTTACTACCCTGTATATCAATTTTATTTGTTTGTGCCTTAAAGAACGTTATTTGTTGCCATCCACCAAGTTTGTTTACATAGGTACAATTTACAGGTGTGTATTTACATTCCTCTATCTTTTCTGTATAAACCCTATAAATGACACTTGCTACATCACTTTCAATTTCACAAAAAGCAGAATTATTAAAAGCTAATGGTACTTTATAATTAAAATAATCTGTAGAACCACCACTTAAAATAACACTTGTGTTTAATAATGTACCTGCTGAATTAAAATAACTAACTATATAATCATTTGCAGTTTCGCGTTTTGCTAAAAAATTTAAAGAAGGTATATTATTGTAATATTGAATTTTATTATTTAAATTGTTTGATGCACCTAATAATATATAATCTTCATCATCGGTAGTATTAAAATTTACACCATCAGAAACTTCTGAATAAGCATTAATTCCAAGATATAATGTAGTATCTAATAAAGTAAAAGCACCGGATACATTTTTATATCTTTTAACTTTTGTAAAACACCATTCATTGTTTCCTGCAACTGCAGGCGTTGTACTATAAACAGGTAAAATGTGATTAATATATTCTAAAATATAAGGTGAAATATTATAATTAGTTTCTATTTGTGCTGCAGATGGAATATTAGCACTTAATACATATGTAGGAATTGTAGGTTCTGTTGTTCCTTTATTCCAAATAAACAATTCTACTTTACTTCCTGTTTGTCCTGCCTCATCTATTATTATCTGATATGGACTTCTTGCACTTATTACTTTCATTTTTTAATCTTTTAAATTATAATCTACCATTGTTTCTACATCTTGACCAAACGCTTTTATTAAATCTGTATCTATGTATTTTTTATATCCCGCCTCAAATGGTTTGGTAAAGAATAATGAGGGTTTAATACCATTATGAAATATAGAACGTGTAATTAAATAGGCTGTAGATTCATAACTTAAAAACCTACCTTTACTTCCCTCTTCTCTGCTTCTAAATTGAAAACCTTTTTGCCTAACCCATTTTTGGATTCCCTTTGTTAAACCACCTTTAGGACCTGTACCGGTACCAAATTGAAATTCACTGTTTGGTGCTTTTTCAGAACTTGATTTACCTTTAACACCCTGATCAACAAACATCCCATAATTTGCCATTGTAAAACCTACAATAGTAAAATCATTTTCTGTTACTAATTCACCTTTAATGCTATTAGCTAAAAAACTTGTATTATTATGTTTTGACCTTTTAAGGTTATCCTTTGCCTCACGAATAACATAATCACGAAACATTTGAATAGTTTTATTTACCTTTTCAGATTTTAGCATTTTGTCATTTTATTTTCAATAGCAATATCAAATGTAAATGTTACACCGGCTATTTTATTTTCAAAACGTTCTGTAAAAAATTCAATGTTTGCTGTACCATTTACTAATTCGTAATCTTCCGCTAATGCTCCTCTGCTTAATAATTCCAGGAATCTATTTGCCACAGCTAATTGTGTATTTAATACATCCTGCTCGTTGTCATTACCAATAAATATATCTGTTGTTTTGGATTTAGATTCATCCACAATATCCATACATAGAATAGATATATTATAATTTAATACCGGACCTTGATAGGATACTGAATTAATAATAATATGACTTAATGGAAATATCGTTTGCTTATTTAAATCTACTTTGAATATATCACCCGTTGTAACAGTATTGACAAATATATCCTGTTGCAAGGTATTCTTAATTACTTGTGTTATTTCGTAAAATGTACTCATATTGTTTTTTTAATTAAATCAGATTCTATTTTGTTTTTTTGCTTTTCAAATGTTAGGTATGTTAAACATTGGTTAATTGGTAACTCGGTAACTCGATCAAATCTTGTAAGGTCTCCTTGAGCGATAGCATAGATTGATGAATACCAACCCCATCGTTTTCCGAATTGTGCTGTTGCAGAATAGTCTGTATCTGTTTGTTGTTCTCCAAATAGTTCATCGTACTTTTCAATAATTCGTTTCCTAAATTGTAAAAAAAAACATTCGCACCAAATACAACATCCAAAGGAGCGTGTTTCATTACATCGCAATATGTAATACTACCATTGTATTTTTCTATTTCATATGTATTATTTAAACCTTTCTTTTTAATTGGTCTAAATAAAACCGCCATAGCTTTGTGCATATTTTCCCAATCACCAATGTATGAATCTAAATCTGTATATTCCCCAAAAGTCATATCATCTAAATCAGGAATAAAACCGAATTCAATTCCACCAAGTTTAAATCTGTTTATAAACTTATGCGATTGCACGTTAAACATTTTACCTATTGATGCGGTTATTTCTAATACATCTTTATACTTAATTTCAGCTACATCTTTTAAATCTATATTACAGAACGTTTGAACCATCTTTTGATTCAAAAATTCGGCATCATCATTATCTTTAGCTATCTTTAAAAACGCCTGGTATTGTGATAACTTAATTTCGTTTAATTCTGTTGGTATGCTTATTTCTAATTTCATATTATTGTTTTTTATATTAATAACTATTTTACAATATTGTATTAAACAAAAAAAGACCTACATTTCTGTAAGTCTTAATTTGCAATTCCAATCCGCCTTGCTCCCTGTATGTCTGGGCGGGATTTTTTATTTATCAGGGTGTTGAATTACATTTAACCAAATTAACTAATCTAAACAAAAATTAACTTTCTATTTCCTGTATTGCTAAATCTATAATGTCGTTCCATTGTTTTGTAGATAATATTTCCCAAAGATCAACACCCTGTATAGTTATTTCCGCATCATCCAAACAACTTTTCGTGTTGTCATATGAATTACTTTTAATATAATATCCGGATACTTCAAAATCCACTGTGCAATAATTAACCTCTACGTTTACTTTTTCCATTTTTGTTTGTTTTAAATTTTTAACAAATATAATATTAATTTGTTACATAAATTAGTTTTAACAAATATTTAACTTTTCAAATGTTCGGATGCTATGGCGTACATCTGTTGCATCTTTTTAATTTCACCTATATTACGTGGTAGATTTATAGCTACCTCTTTCCCGGTAACGTGGTGTATGTAACATTGTATTGCTGCTATTATTTGCCCGTATGTCATTAGTAAATAAAATAGTTACCTTTGTTTGGATTTTCTAATTGATTCCCTACAGCATATCGTAAAGCATCTATAAGGTGATTATGATTATCTATTGGTGTGCTGCTTTTCTTTTCTAACCAACAATAATTATTTAGTTCTTTAATTAAGTTAATTGATTCGGGTGATACTATTAAATCATAATCTTGTAATAATGATATTCCATATGTAACAGATCCCTGCCCTTTGATTGCAGGTACAATATTCAATCCTAATGATTGTAATTCACTGATCAATCTTGGTTCGGCACTATCAGCAACAATTAAACTATCTAAACAGTGTTGTTTGTTTAATTGGTAAATCTGTGATGTTGTTAATGCCTGTAAATAAAAACGTTCATTAATATAAATTCGTTTATTGGCTGTATCTATATTGCATTCAATTAACGTTGTGGGATCATTACTAAATCCAAAATCCTGACCGAATACGGATTTACCTATTTGTTTGTATTCACCTATGGACCAATTTGTAAATATAACTCCCTCGGCTTTGTCTAACCATCCCCCTAATATTTGATGTTTGTATTTTTCCGGTCTACGTTTTTGTATGTTGTTTATTTGATTTATAAATGATTCGGATAAATTGTTGATGTTATCTAAATACGTTGTATGTATATATGTAGTATCGCCTTTGATTAAATTGCTTCCTGCTTCTACACCTTTATCCTCAAAGAACTTCTTGTATATAAAATGTTCTTTTGTTGCGGGATTCAATACCAATAAAACCCTGTTATGTATTCCCTTGGTCCTAATGCTAAAATCAATCTTTTCAAAAGTTTCCTCATCGGTTAATTCTTCTGCCTCATCCAATACCCAGGTCGTAACACCGGATAATGATTTTAAGGATGCGGTTTGTGTACCGCTACTTGTTTTAATACCTTTAAATAGAATCTTAGAGCCTGTTTTTAAATTTATGATTTCATCCTTTGTAATATAAAAATCGTGGCTTAAATCGGCTGTTTCAATCTTATCAATAAATTCAGGTATAATGGAAACATTTGCCGAAGTCAACGTGTAACGTGTAAAAAGAATTACGTGTCCTGGTTCATAGGTTAATAATAATAAAAACGAATTAAGGGAATATGATTTACCACTTCCCCTTCCTCCTGTTATTACAAAGTACCTACTATCTGAACCTAATAAATTATATTTCTGATTTATTGCTATTTCCAACCTTGAAGATATCTTTTATGTTAAAATCATTTACGTTGTGTGTAGCTTCTATAATTTCTTTTGGTTTACCAAATATATGTTCTGCAATAAATAACTGACCTCTTTGTGATTGCATTAATGTATCTTTAACAAAAGCTATTTTAGTATCTTCTTCTGTTTCTTTAGAATATAATTCGCCTAATGCTTTTAAGAATATATTATTTACTTTTTGTTCATCTACTTTAGTAGGTCTGCCTTTTCCTAATTTATTTCCTTTTTCAAATCCCATAGTTAAAAATAATGTTTAAACATATTAATAATAAATAAAAACTATACTTGTTTAAATACCTTTTTCTTTTTTAAACATTTCTAATAATTCTTTTAATGGCATTTTTGAAGATAAAATTTTATTTTCAATTAACCATTCTGCAAACTCCATAGCGAATTGTTCTGCTATTTGTTCTAATGTATCTAATTCCATAAAAGATAAAGTTGTACATTTTATATCACAATAAGGCATATCACAATCATTACAACTTATTATATTAAACTTTTCTTTTAATGTTTTCATAAGTTTACCTGTATTTTTAAAGTTGCACAACTTAATTTATGTTTACCATTATCTTGGTTACAGTATTCGCATACTTCCCAATAGTAATCACATTGATAACTTGTAACGTTTGGTTCTTTTACAAAGTATGATTGTCTATATTCTGATTGTTCTGCTTTATATCTGTAGCAAGTGTTTCTTAATTCGCAATAGTTACCATTACACATTGTTATATCTGCCATAGTTATTTGTTTTTAAATAGTTCAAACCATTCATCACATTTTTCTTGTTTAAAGATTTCTTGTAAATAATCTCTAAACCCTAAAGTATATGCGTATTTAAATGCTTCTTTTAAATCTTCCTCACTATACATTTTTTCTTGTTGCCATTTAGCACCTGCTATAAATGATTCATAATCGCCAAAAGCATTAATAGTATTTAAACTATAATTTTCAGCAGCTTCTTCAAGTGTTTCCATAATTTTATTTGTTTTTAAATGTTTTGTACAGTTTAATATATATAATTGCAATTACACTTCCTATAATTACCCCAAGTGTAAAATGTCCTAAAAAGTCTATTAGTGTTTCCATAATCTTATTTATTATAAAGCTTACCTAATTCAATTGCTACTTCTCTCCAATGTTCATTTTGTTGCATCTTACCCGAACATACTATTCTGTTATATTCTCTGCTGTATTTATTATAAAGTATTTCAGCACGTTCTTTAGCTGTAATTGGTTCTATTGTTTCTTTCATAACTTTTCTATTTCTTGTTTAACTTCTTCCCAATAATTAATTCTTTTTTCAAAATGTTCTTCCTCCATTCCATACATATCATCATCAAGAATTTCATCAACTGCTATTAAAGCAAATTGTTTTGCAAAACTAATGGTATTCATCGGAATTGCGTTATAATATTTTAACATTAATTCCATTGCTTTTTCTTTTGGTGTCATTGTACTATAGATTTAATTATTAATACTATTGCTAATATAATATTTATTGCACATATTATTGAAGATACTTCTACTATTATTTTTTCTTGTTTGTTTGTCATATCTTGCTAAATAAAATAAGGTCTAATTGTTAATACTCCTAAGCTAAAACCTAATGCAAATGCTAAAGCTATTAAGAATCTTCCGTAAAATGTTTTGACCTCTATTGTAAAATGATTCATTGGTAAACATAGAAAAGGATTTATAAATACCATTCCAACCATTCCATACCAATTTTTTTCCATTAAAAAAGTAAAACTTGCTATGCTGTTTGCTTCTAAAACTATTGCAGATATAAATACTATTAATAGTTTCCACCAAGTTATTTTATCTTTTACTATCATAGTTTTATATTGTTATTCATTTTATAAAATGCCTCTAAGCGTTCTTTTATTATTGTGTGTTGTGTTGTGCCCAATGTGTTATTCATTAATATATTTAAATCATCTATTATTGTGTGTTCGTGTGTTGGTGTTTCTTTTTGTTGTTTTAATTGTATTTTTAAACTATCATTTTCTATTTTCAATTCCATTAATTGGTGCTTTAACTTTTCAGTTTCTAATAGTTCTTTTAATTCTGAATCATCCATTGTAAAGTAAGATAATATTGTTGTTCTAAACTTTTTTAATTCCGGATTGTATTGTTCGTAAACCTTGTAATTGTTTAATGCGTGTATTACTGTAGCGTGATTTAAATCCAATGTATCGCCTATTGATTGAAGTGTTTTATTTGGGTTTAATTGTTTTAATACATTACAATATAGCGATCGCATTTCAACAGTTTGCCTTTTACGTGTTCTAATATCTATATCTGTATTCGTTTCCTGCTTAATTATTTCTTTTAATCTTTGTGTAATTTCCATTTTTATTTGTAGTTTATACTTAATAGTTCTTTTTTTGGTGTAACACCTACGTATCTATTCCCGGATAACCATTGATTAAATTGATTATCTTTATTAATGTATAGCATTTTTGCATTTTTCATATCTAAAAAATCAATGGCAATTAATTCATCACCGGTTATATTTTTAAATGGTATTACAATAATATATGGTTCATTTACATATTTATAATATTCAAATAAATAATTCTTTTTAATTCGGTTTAAATCATCCTTTAAATTAACATCGCAGGCATATTCACGAGCCTGGTTAAATGTTAGTTTTTTTCCTTTAAATATATGATTTTCTGAAACACTTTTAATTTCCGCAGTAATGTTCACAAATTGATCCGCAAATTTAAAATCAATATCACCAAGGTATAAATCCATTTTGCCTGTAAAGTACTGACTAACCTTATCATCAAAAAATAAGTTTGTTTGATTTTTCATTTAAAATAATGTTATTTGATTTTCAATTTTATTTATTAATGTATCCTTTAATTTTATTTCCGGATAACCTTTTTTATTTATATTTTCAAATGCTAATCCTTTATATTTATCACAAATATATTTCATTGAAATAAAATCACGTTCCTTTCTATTTCCATATTCTTGTTCTAAACTTTGTAAACCACCTTTTTCACCATAATAATTTGTAATTGCTGTAAAGAAATTTAATCTTACTACCTTTTTTTCTTTTTCATAAACCATCAATGTGCGTAAAAAATCCTCTTTTGCACCGCCATTTGATTCATTAACATCAAAGGTAAATAATTCCCTATTGTTTATAGTTCCGTAACAGCATCCGATAATGTATTTTAAATCCGTTGTAACGTTTCCAATGGTTAAAAAGGCATCATTATTTACGGGATAAAGTCCAAATAAACTGCATTGATTTTTTTCTAATTCATTGAATCCTAAGATTGCGAATTCATTTATTGTTGCATCTTTAAATTTATTATCAAATTTTTTACCTAATTTATTTATATCTTTTTCTACAGTTTTGATACAACTTAAATCATCATCTAACCACAATATTTTTTGATTTTGATTAAAATAATTTACAATAAAATTTCTTTGATTTATTAAACCTAATTCACCAACAATTAAATTTTTATATCCAATTAAATTATATTCCTTTAATTCATTTTCATTTGCGAAAAATATATAAACATTATCTTTATTTATATTTTCATTTTCCAACATTTTTAATGTTTTATTTTTTAATGTTTCACCACGTTTATAAGTGGGAATTGCTATCACATATTCCATAATTATAATTTTAAGTATCCTGTTTGATTGATTTTTATTTTTTCTAATTCCTTTGCCGGTTGATCACATTTGTACATATATTCACGATAATATAAAACAAAACTAATTCTTAACCAATCCGGTTGTGTGTTTAAAAATTCTGTGTTTCCGTGCCATTGGTGAACATCAACAAAAAGTATATCTGTATTTTGTAAATCTATTGCTACTTTATATTGTGGTAAACAAAAATATCCACCGGTCCAATCACCCTCACGATAGGCAATTAAATTTCCAAAACCATCGGGAAAATCACCTGCGTCTTTGTGTACTGCGGTCCTAAAGTTTTTATTAACAGTTACTGTGGTAAATGAAGTATCATCTATAACATAGTTTCTATTTGTACCATCGGCTATTGCTTTTTGTTTTGCGTAATGTGTTGGACAAAGTTCCCTGTATTTATCATCAATAAATTTTACAAATGGAATTCCCTGTTTAAATTCATTAAAGTACTGCCTTGCAAATGCAGTTTTTCTACACGTTGCCACAACACCCGATCCTGGTCTTGCATCCATAAAACCAACATTTCCCGATTCAACTATTGGTGATGAATCAAAATTTGATATTGTACCATCTTTTTTTACTTTATTAATATATCCACCTGCAGCAATTCCACGACCTCCACCGGCTGCTATAGATTTTTTAAATGAATCAACACCTAATTTTAATGTTTCAAATGGTATTGCATTTTTTCTAAATCGAAATAATAAGTTACCATTTATATCGTAGCCATCGGCATCTTCGGTAATTAATAAATCATAATTCTTTTCAGTTAAAAATTTAGTTTTTAATTTTTCGGTTTGTTTGTCCGTTAATTGTTTTTTTAATCTATAAGTTTCCATATTTTTCATTTAAAATAATTAATAATAAATCGCTTAAATTTCCCTTTGATTGATATTCATCTTTAAATTCATATTCAATCCCCTTTTTACATAATTTTTTAAATAATTTTAATTCATCTGAACTAAAATATAACATTGTAGTTGTGATTTCTGTGTTGTCAATTGGTGAGGTATCTACACCCCAATCATCCTCAAATAATTTCATAATTTTTATTTTATAATTCTTCCATTTAAAGGAAAAATCTCTGTTAATAATTCTGTACCCTTTTTTATTGTTTTTTTTCTAAGTATTATATCCTGTAATAATATTTCTTTATTTCTACCCAAATAACCATAAACCTCCCTGTCTTTATCGCAAACCAATGAACCTATGTATTTTTTTTCTAAAGTATAATAATCCTTTGAGTAACCTACATTTTCGAATTCCATTTTATTTGTTTTTAAATTATAAGCAAATTTATTATTAAATATTTATATAAAAAAATAATTAACAAATTTTAACATTTACAAAATTCCACGTAATACATATTGATTTAAATCCACTTCATCAGATCCAAAAAAATATTTATAGTTTGCAATTCCCTGTTCAAGTTTACGTTTACCACTTTCGTAGAACTCATCACTACATTCAAAGATTCCTATATCTAAACTACCTTTGTCTATTGCAACAAATGTAAAGTTATCTACACCAAACATTTCACGATATAAATACGATTGTAAATCATAACTATATTTAGATGCAGAATATCTAAATTCATTTAAACCTGTAGTAGTTTTTAAATCTACAATCATATTATCTTTTAATATATCTGCTTTTGCTCTAAATGGTATTCCATCAATCATAGATATTGCGGGTACTTCAAAATGTGATTTATTCATATAGCTAACCGCCTCATCATTTCTTAATAGTGCATCCGTTAAACGTTCCGCATCCTTTATTTCTTTTGTTGTATAAACCTCTAACCCTTGTGCCTTTGCATCTTTGTATGCCTTTCCTGCCTTTGTTGCAACATCCACAATTACAAGATCATCAATTTTATGAGGTTCCAAAATCATAGTGTGAAATAATTTACCATCACGTAAAGCCTGTGATTCACCCGAACCATATTTAGTAACATATTTATAAGTCTTAGGTGATTGTATTAGCATTTTTAAACTTGAACTGCTTAAGGCGTTTTTACCAAGATAATCATAATAAAAATTATCATCATACATATTATCTAAAATTTCCTGTTTGTCCCAAATTTTATTATCAAAAGTTTTAATTGTTGTTTCCATCTTTTATTATTTGTTTTAAAATATAGTTATAAATACTTAATTCACGTGTTATGCTGTTAATAATTTTACTTAATTGGTCCTCATTTAATAAACCTTGTCCGGATAATAATTCATCCACATATTGTTTTAATTCCCTATCTAAACCAAGTATTTTAGATTGAATTTTAATTAATGCAAGTTCGTTCATAATTTAAATGTTTCGTTATAATAATCTTCACCTGTTAAAATAAATGTATAATTAGAAATACCACCTGATTTTTTAGTTTTATTTCCGTGTGCCTCTATAATTTGTTTTTTTTCTAATTCAAAAAACTTATAATAATCATTTATAAACTTTCTACCCTCTAAAGTATTTGTGTTAAATAAATTAGGATGCTCAATTTCTAATTGGCTAAATAATTCCTGTATTGCTGTTTTCATTATCTTATTTTTAAGTTGTTTAAATTAAACATTGTTTCATCGTAATTTAATACATCTTTTACTTCTTGTTCATACGTATCAGAACAATTAAATTCAGTTCTTAATGCTTCTGTAATTTCCTCTAATTCGTGTTTAACATAGGTGTTTTCAATTTCCGCCATTAACCAAGTAATGTTTTCTAATCTGTCAATAATTTCTTGCTTTGTCATAGTGTTTGTTTTTAATTGTATTTTACTGTTGTTTCTATTATTTTTTTGTTTTGAATAAATTGCGTAATAACTACATTACCAAATCTTTGTACCCTCATTGTTATTTTTTCTGTTTTCATAATGTTTATTTTAAACTATCATTTAATAATTTTATAATTTCTATAAATTTGTCCTTTGTTATTTCCCCTTTATCTAATGCGTTTAAAAGAAATTGTACTTGTTGTTGTGAGATTGTTTTCATAATTTTTGTTTTTATTTGTTTAATTATATATGCAAATATAAACAACTTTTTAACATAAAATACATTTTAACAAAAAATTAACTAAAAAAAAACTACCTCTTTTGAGATAGCCTTTCATTAATTATTTTTCGATATACTTCATTAACAGATTCTTTATTGTTTCCACGTTTCCATAAGAAATCCATTATTCTATTTATTCTTTGTAGCGGTGATTGTTTACTCTTTGTCATTTAATTTTTCTTTTAGTTTCTGAACGTATAATGTTGCATCCATTAATTCTTCTTGAAGATGTTGTAGCCATTCTAAAGCGTTTAAATCTTCTCTATCAAGTGTAACACCATATTTATTTATTCCTGCTTCTGAACGTTGTTTAAATTGTTCTATTACCGATTCTACTATTGTATCTTTCATTTTTTCGCTTGTTTATTTCTTAATTTTTGCCAAAATAAATGCCCTTCATTTGTATCTTTCCAAATAAAAGCACCTTGTAAAAAATCTGTATCTAAATTTTTACCATAGATTAATTGATTTAGTAATGCCTTTTTTTTAATATCTTCAGGTAATTCGCTTATTTTCATTTGTTTGCTTGTTTAATTAAGTAATACCAAAGCCAAATTAGTTTTGACCTTATTAATTCGTAAAATGCTATTATTAATATAAATTTCATTTGTTAAATCTTTTTGCGTGTAATTTATAAAGTTCCATTGTTTTTTTTAAAGCATCGTATTCTGTAAATTCAATATCAATATTATTTTCTTTATATGTATGTACTTCTAACCTGTTTGATATTTGAAACTTAATTACTTTGTACCTCTTTGTATATTGTATTGGTTGAATTACGTATGCTAAATCATTTTTATTACATATATAACTACATTGTATTTCTTCTTCTGTAGGTGAATATGTTGGTTCCTGTTTTTTACTCATTTAATTTTAAAAATTCAGTTTCCCCGTATTCTTTAAACCATTCTTTATTTTCCTTATATTTATCAATAACCGCATTCATAAATACTAATTCATCTATTGAACTTGTTTGTAATTTTTTAATTATTGATTCAATGCTATTTAATATGTTGGTAGTTGTTTCCGGATCTGTATTATAAATTATTTTATATTCATTTCGGACTGTTTCCTCAAGGTCCTTATTTAAACTATTAATTTTGTGCTTAATTTGTTGTTTGTATTGTGTTGTAAAAAATAAACCCTCGTTTGCCTCAAGTAATAATTGACTTAATAAAACTGATTTTAAATATTCCTGTTGAATTAAATTGTTTTCCATTGTTTTGATTTTGTTATTTCTAAATATGCTACTTCTTTTTCTATTCTGTTTGTTTTGTAAAATTGTGTTGTTTCCGGATTCTTAAAATTTGTTTCCCATTCCGGTATAATTATATTTAAATTAAATGAATAAATCCCTTTTGGAGTTGAATTAAAATACATTGGTGTGTCTAAATGTTTTTCACATTCCATTTTCATAGCATCGTACTTTTTCTTTTCAAGTAATAATGTTGGATAATGTGCCTTTCTGCATTTAAGTTCTAATCTATGCCCTGTGGCGGGACTATAACAATCCCACCTGGACATTTGATTCTTGGCTTTAATTAAATCAGGATATACATTTTCTTTTAACCAATTAAATAAATCTGATTCCTTCCAATTTATCATCTACACTTTATATTCGTTGTAAACTTTTTTTAATTCCTGGACCTTACCCGCCCAACAGGATCCGCAGGCACTTAACTGCAAACGATAATTAAATACATTGTAATAAATATCAGTTAATATTTGTTGGTCCGCAGGTGTTAATTGATTTTTAGTAATTAATTCACCTAATAAATTATAATCTTTTTCAGTTAAACAATTAACTTTTCTTGAATACGAAAATAATTCGTTTAATTTAGCTTTACGTTCATCGCAACCGCAATCTATTCCTGTTGCTTTGCTAAACATTTCTACTGCCGCTTTAATTCCTGTTACCTCTGTGATATGTTCTATTGTATCACCTAAACCCTTTGCTTTTTTTGTAGCCATAATTTTAAAATTTAATAAATGTTATTATAATCGTTAGTAATATAATCTTGGTAATCTTTTTGAAATTTGTTTTTAAGTATTTCCTTGTAATTTTTTATGCTATGAAATATTGAAATTAAACTAATGTTTGTTTCACTTGCAATATCCCGCATAGACATATCAGTATCTCTGTATATTTTAAATAGCTTTTTATCATACCAATGCCAATTATCAATCTCATTATCAATCATTAAACAAATATCATTATAGGCATTGTGTTCCTCAATGTTTGAATCATCAAATAATTCCCAGCATCCATCAAAAGGCACCTTATTTACAAGTTTCTTTTTATTGTAGTATTGATAATATAAAGATCGTAATGTAAAAAACATATAACCTTTTCGTACATTTCCTTTATCATCAATTAACTTTTCTGCGTTTGCATACTTCATTAAGGCAATATAGGATTCTTGTACTATATCTTCTGCATAGTCATATTCACCAAGTTTCTGAATAGTTTTAATCCATTCCCTGTGGTGTTTTGCTACTTGTTCAAGCCATTTGAAGTTGTCCATAAAAAGTTAAATGATATAAATAATATTACTATCTGTATTGTGTGATCTGTTTCAATATCATAAACATCATCGTTGTATAAAGCACCAAACATTACTCCTTTAATTGGTGTTATAATAACATCGCAATTAAAAAAACTTGTTGCTAAAAATACTAATGCTAAAATAACTACTAATATAACTATAAATAATTCCATATCTAAATTTTAAATTTAATAAATGCCTGTTTTTTTTCTGTTGTTATTTCTTTAATACTAAAATTTATATTAATATCCGTTAATTCAGAATCTTGTTTTTTTAATAGGTTTATTATGTTTTCTATTTCAACCCAATTATAATTTAAATCCATTTGTACTAATTGTTGTAAATATAACAACTTTTCTGTTAAATCTTTAAAATAATTTATTAACATTTTATTATCTGAATTTAATACCAACATTCGTGCTGCTGAAATTTGTAATTCATCTAAATGTGTTTTAATTGTTGTTTGCATCAAAATATATCTTTTAGTGGGTCGTAAAAAGCACCTTCAACCTGTGGCAATCCAAAACTATTAACCTTGAAACTAAAATTTTCAAATGGTGCGTTTCTACTTCGTTTGCAAGATACTGTTACTAATCCCTTGTTAATTGTATTTAATTCTAATTGAATCTGTGTTTCTGCTTTCTTTTCTAAAAATGAACCTAAATGCCCGGTTGGTTTATCTGAACCAAAATTACTATGAATAACTGTTACTATATGGCAATTTAATTCCTTGGACCATTTCATTAACTTTTGAACAACTAAATTTGATTCTTCAATATTATTAACATCACTGCATAAATCCGCAATACCATCAATAATAACCAAACCTATTTCCTTTCCTTCTAATTTATCATAAAGATAATATTCAATAAAATCAACACGTTCTTTAAATGATAATTGCCTTAATGCTAATGTATGATATTTATCAGTTTTTTTTGCAATCATATCTAAAGGGCGTTTAAATACCATTTGAGCGTGAAAATTACCTTGTTCTGTATCAAAATGTATCAAATGTTTATTTTCCCTGTTTGCCTTTAAATCACCACAAAACGATTCCAAATGTTCTGCTAAATAAATAGCTGATAATAAACTAACAAAAAATGTTTTCTTTGATTTTGGAGGTGCCTGTACAAAACTGAAGTTTCCATATGTTCCTAATGGTACCGGATATTCTTTTGATCCATCTTTTGTTTCATATGATTTTGTTCCAAATGAAATTGCGGGTTTAGGATATTCTATTTTTTCTAATGGATTTATAAAGCAATCCTCCTCAAACATTTGCATTAATAATCTTTGTGCCTCTATATCCATATTATTGTTTTCTTTGTTTTAAAAAAGGGTAGCTTTTACACTACCCTGTTAAATTTAGAAAGGTAAATCATCTGTTACCATTTCTTTTGAACTAACCTCTTGCTTTTTGTCAGCAAGTTTAATGTTTCCATCGGTCCAAACCACATTTCCATTTCCAAGGTACGATTTTGGCTTTTTTGCCTCACGTTCCTCCTTGGTTTGTGAATCTGTAGCAGAAACATTTTGCCCCCATTGGTTTGATTCATCGTTTACACCTATTGTAAAGTTGTAATAAACCGCCCCATCTTTACCCTGTACAAATTTTTCTTTTGGTAATTTGTCTACTCGTAAACTTAAATTAATTAATGCACCCATATTATTATTTTTAATTTGCTTACCTTTTTTTTCTGTTGTCAGCTATTCAGATTTATTATTTTATTTTTAACAATTCTGCACGTACTTCTTTAGCCATTTTATACTTTGATTCAATCGCTGTAAAACTACCACCATTTTTTAGATATTCAATAGCTTTATTAAATTCCGGTGTGTTTTTATTTAAAAATTTCTTTTCATCTGCTACAGGTTCTTTGTCGTGCTTATTAACTGCATCTGAATCTTGTGTATCATCAATTAGTAATAAATTACCTAAAGCATACTTTTTAGCATAACTTGATGCCGAACCAAATTTTTGTGGCATTTGCATTCCTTTTTGTTCTAAATCAATACCAACTATAGCGGTAGCAGAAATAGAATCTACATCATCATTTATAGAGGCTGTAGAACGTAACATTGGAAATTGTAAAAATTGTGTTTCCTCTATTGATTCCGTAATTGTAAAATTCACTTGGTACTTTTCGTTAAATGGTTTAAGTGCCTCTAATATATCTTCTGCACTTCTAAAATTGTATTTTCCAAAGCTGTTAAACTTTGATTTACTTGCTTTAAATTCTTTCTGAATTAAAGATAATTTTTTGTTTAATGTTAATTCCTTTGTAGCCATTTTAATTGTTTTTTGAGTTGTAAATTTCCTTTTTAACTATTGTTTTGTATTCATCCGGGCAATCTAAATCTGCTAATTCAAAAACATAGGTTTCTAATGTTGAAATATGGTGTTCTAATTTGCAAATTTGTTCCTGCATCGCTTCCATTCTAAATCTGTTGAAGTCTAATAAATCTTTCATAATATTATTTGTTTTTAAATTGGTTTAAAAAATCTTCAGCAATAAAAATAGACATTGAAGAATGTTCTTTAAAATCTTCTCTATCTGCTAAAAATTGTATTAATTCTAATTGTTGTTCCTTTTCCATTTCTTTGGCTTTATCAAATATTTCAATCCAACCTTTCATTGTTGTTGATTGCGACATTTGCTCAATTAACCATTCTACTGCTGTTTGTTTCATAATCTTATTTGTTTTTAAAATGTTCATCTTGTTTACTCCACTTAAATCTAATCCACCATAAACAACCCCAAAAATCTTTATGTTTATACCAACCTTTTTTATACAATTGCCACCAATATCTTTTGGTCATTTGTATTTGTCC